ATGAATAAAACCAAAATCCATTCCGTATCCTTCAAATTTTCGGTATTCAACAGGTGGCATTTCTCGGACGAATTGAACATCGGGGAATATCACGCCCTCGAGTGCGCATCTGATACCAAGCCCGTAAATTTTCCAATGTCGTTCATCTGCTGTTCCTTGCGCGATATTATAGGCTGTAGGCTCATAGCTCAACAGTGTATTGACTATGTGTGCAGGAAGAAATTTAATGTTGTCTTGGAATGTCGAATGATTGTAATTGCAAATATCCTGACTTAGTATTTTGTCAAAAATCCAGTGTTGAGTTACCGATGGATTCCAGTCAAGAATTAATTGTAGTAGTGTTCTTTGCTCTACTTGCTTGTAACTCTCCCATGTTCCCTCTATCGCTTCATTAAACCACGCAATGTGCTGTTCTGCCCCGTGCGATTTTTGCGGTGTATCCATCCCCACAAAAAGGAATTTTGAACCGCTCGCAAATCTATATGTTTTGTCAGTGATGTTGTAACTTGCCGATTCTCTGCCCTTTAGAAAAGGAAAACAAATATCAAGACATTTAAAGAAGTCAGCAATAACAGAATCTTTTAGCCATGTTGCCTTTCTTCTATAACATTTTATGGTGAGTTTTTCAGTGATTGCTCTTGTAATAAGATACTGAAGTATAGAGAATGTTTTTGAACTTCTGCTCGAACCTTCGAGCGCAAGGATTCGCTGATTTTTATTTTCCCAAATCCATTTAAAAACCTTCGTTCCCTTTAATTTTAATAATCCATTTCCCATATCTTAGCTATCTATACAATCTCTATTTCTATTTTTTTGATTGTTGTTTCTTGTTTAATATCTTGCTTGATTTCTTGCTTAATGCTTTGCGTCCCGTAGCCACGGTCCTTTCCCATCGCGTTTAGATAGTATTTCGTCGCATCGAGGTTTAATTCAGACATTAATTTCAGTAGAACCATCTCCCCCATGTCTACGTTATTCTTTGTCTCAGATATGCGAGCTTTTCGCAATTTTTTAGATTTTTCAAGGCGTTCTGATATTGTTTGCCTTTTGCAACCTAATTTTCTCGCAATTTCTCGTATAATTCCTCCTGTGCCTTTCATCGCAAGAAGAATCGCTTCATCGGTGTAGCGAGGCATTTTTTAACCTCCTTTTTTTTAATGTTAAAAAGCTTTAAAATCCTCTTTCTTTAAGCCGTTTTTCTCTTCTTTTTTTGGCTTCTGTTCCCTTTCTTTCCCTTTCTTTTTTTGTTTTTCTTGCATCGTTGAGTGCATCCCATTTGTCTCCTGAACCTGTGCTTCCTTTATCGTATGCCATAATTTTTTGTACCTCACACTTTTGTTTATAGTTTTATATTTTTCGATAATGCTATGATGCCATCCGTGATTGAATTTGAATAAATCTTCATCATTCTCAATCACGAATTGCTCTATGTTTTTAGAAGTTCTCAGATTCGCACTGCCGTGAATTGTCCAAAAATTTCCGTTTCGATCTGAAATTAAACAAATTTTTGTATGCACCCCTGCGACAGCCAACTGGAAATTATTTTTTATGTCTAATTCTTGATAAATGTACGGAATTAGATTGTGCCTTTCGTGCGAATAGAAATAATCTGAAACGATTAAATTAAGTTCCTCTACATCATCGCAATGTATGAGATTTGCGAGACTGTCTATGTTCTCGTCTGACATAGACAACGTAGAGATTGTAAGCTCTTTCACTTTAATGCGATTCTCAACAATCCATGCTTCTATAAAGTCTCCGAAGATGAAACTGCCGTCAATCACACAAAAACGACGCTCTCCCTTCTTAATTAATCCTATTTCTTTCGCCATTTTTTCGGCGTGCCTGTACTTCACACCCCGATCCGAAATATATGAATATTCCCGAGGAGTGAAAATTCTTTGATTGTTTTCCTCCCCAAAATCAAAGTCAAAATCAAAGTCAAAATCTAAATCTTCCATTTTTTTTACCGTTTGTGTAAGGTTTTGTATATTGCTTAAAACATTAATATACACCTAAAAACCTATTTATTCAAGCTCATTTTTCTTATTTTGAGACATCCATTCGATGTGCCTGCGATCGATATAAAGAACCTTTTCCAGCTCAGGAAATTTTTTAAAAAACTTCTGGAAATGGAAGTGAATTGTTGAACGAGGTTTATTATATTTTTTTGCGAAATAATAATAACTTCGATCTGTATTATTCAACTTTTCCATTAACATGAAAAACCTATATTTTTTTTTAGATAATCTTAATTCTAAAAAAAAAGATAACATTGCTGCTAATCTATCTATTTTTTTTGAAACTTCTGTAAATAAATACAAACATTCAAAAACACATGCAAAATTAGGATTGACAGCTTCTTGCTCAAAGTCATCAATCAAATGTTGTATCGATAATTTATATTCTTTTTTTTGCGGCATTACAAAACCTTTTTTTTATTATTGAAGAACGTTACATTTTTTAAATTGTTTTCGTAATCGTCTTACCATTTTTTTCAAATATTTTGTTTTTATAATTTGAATTTCATTCATTTTTCAGTTTTCATATCCTTAAAAAGCTCTTTTTCAATCCTTTTCAATCTTTTATCTAATTTTTGCAATGTTAATCTTGTCCTTTTCGTTTTTTTATCTTTCAGAATGTAAATTTTCTTTTCTTCGCACATAATAACACCTTTTTTTAGTTTAAAATTAAAACTAATTATATGTATGTATTATTTGTGTCGCAAGCGTTAATTTTTTTTAATTTTTTTTAAAAAATAAATTAAAACGGCTTGCAAAAAGAACATTCTGAACTATATTAATTACGTAACAAGGGAAACCTTGTTAGCTCTTTGAAAAAAGGGGAGATAAAAAATCTCCCACCGAAGTTGCCAGAACTTATCTGGCGGGTGACTCCCACAGTCAGGCGATAACCTGCCACGAAATTAGCGCAAAATAGAGGCTAATGGAGCGGGTTAAAATCATAAACTGTATCAAGTGCCTACCGAAATCAAGCAAGCAAGACCTTACAAGTCTTGCTCTAAGGTCTGGCAAGCTCCTAATGTTTGCCAATTAACCTTATTTCATCAAAAAATACACGCTTAAAAATCCTCGATAAGCGTAACGAGGTAAAAAAACCGCTACGGCGTGTATATATATAACATTTTTTAGATGTTTAAAACTGGTGGAATTTGGTTAGTTTGTTTAGTTAGTTATTTTAATTTAAAAAAGGAGAGGTGTTATGGAATTAATCGAAAAGATTAGAAGAAACAGGAATTTCATGAAAATAAAAGTGGGAGCAATCCCACATAAGACAAAAAATGAATTCGGAGGCGGAAACGCCTCTGAATTTTCTTGTCGAGAATTTTTATATAATAAAAATTTTCAAGATATAACTCCACAATTTCCAGTGGAGACAAAATCATGGTCTAACGACCATAATGTCCCATATACAAGAGAATTCCCCTTTATGAAAAAAACAACTGGAACTTCTTTTAAAGAAGTCCCAGTGTTCTGCAGCAAGTCAGAACACGACAATGAATCGTTTTTCATGGTCGTTTTCTGTAGAGACGAAACCGCAAAAAATGCCTTGGAAAGGGCTATTGGTCCGAAAGAAGAGGAAAAGAAGCAAAGATTAAAGAAGTGTTCATTTTGTGGGCGAGAAGCAGCAAGATGGACAATCGAAGGCGAAGGCAAAGACAAAACAATCTGCATGGATTGTTTTGTTTCTGCAGATAAAACACACAAAATAAAAAAATTAAAATAAAAACCTGCGGCTGCCTATGCGGCCGCAAAACTCAAAAAATTAAAAAAAAGGAAATTATTATGAAAATAATAAAAACAATAAATATGAGAGGAGATTTTATTCTCCAAACCAGGAAAAATCAAATGGCTTTCAAGTCAGAAAAAGGAGAGGCGTTAGAGTTTGCCTGCCTGCAAGCGCAGGCTTTGGCAAGATTTTTTGAAGGAAACGGGAGGTTTCTCGTTTCCGAAACCAGCGCCAATTCGGCGCTGGTCCAATATGATCCGTCCCCAGTGCGGGACGGAGTTGAGGAAGAATTCGCATTTTGCGCGTTCCAGAATGCAAATTCTGGGACCGTTTCATGGCGGGAGGCGCGAACTTTCAATCTTATGGAAGTCTGAGAAACTGCAAATGGTTTAAATTGTTTCTGAAAATCTATCTATCCTGTGGATTAGATAGATATAAAAAACAATTATTAAACA